GGCTCATCTTGCGTGCCGCCGCCATGATTTCTTCTGCACCAGTTCCCATTGGAGAACCAAAATCGTACTCATCATCAGGCGCAGCTTTGGCTTTTGGTTTAGCTTTAGGGGCAGGCTTTTCCAGCGGGACAAATGTTAACCCCTCTGCTTCGCTTCCCTCACCTGATTTTGCTTCGCTATTTACTTCGGAGAGGGGGACGAATTTCATTTTTGGGCGTATCCGATTAGTGTTCCTGATGGGCCTAGAACTTCCCAACCATTGGCAGTTGACTTACCAATTGTTGATCCTGCTGGCGCTCCCTTAATGGTACTGATATCTGGAGCAGTTGTCGAATTTTTGTTTACCCCACCACCCGAGGGTTTACCCGAAGTAGCTTGGCGATTAGCAATAATACGTTTACGTATTGCAAGTTTTGCATCAGACATTGCCTGTGAGTCGCCAGCAGACATAGCTTTCTGGTAGTCTGGATCAAAGATGGCTTGTTTATTAACGTCTTTATCCAAATCGGTATCAACTTTTTCTGTAAGTTTTGCTTCCTCAGAACCAGCTTTGGTGGGGCCGTAGTCTTTAACTTGTCTGGCTGTTAACTCACCAGCTTGCGCACTAATACGGGCATTAAACTGCGCAGGCGTTTCGCCTTCTTTTGGCTGTTCAGTTAATTTTAAATTTGCTAAGTTGTCATCATACAAACGCTCAGCTAACTTGGGTGGCTTGGGGCCAGCACCAGCACCACTAAACGCGCTACGTAATGGCTTGGTTGCGTTCATGCCGCCTTTGATTGCGTCAGCGTAGGCTTTGGCTTTATCTAAACGAGCTTTATCTGCAGCTTTAACAGCAGTAACATACCTACTTTCAGCCGCGCGACCTTCTTTAAATAGGCCAAGACTCTCTTTACGTTTTGAATCGGCTAAGTTATATTGAGCCGTGGCAATACTACGTTTTTCAATTTTATCGGCTTGAAGAGCGCGATTGTACTCATCCCCAAAAGCAGAACCCGCACCGGCAAATGCACGCACCCAGTTGTTACCTTGCGTTACCGCGTATGCAGCTTTAAGTAAGGCTACGCCTTTACCTTCTTCTAGATTACGGCTAAGTTCACCTTTACGTGTTTTTATATCAGCCAACTGTGCTTCTTCGGCGGTATTTGGCCCCATTGCTTCCCTGTAAGCCGCTATCTCGTCTGTACCAATTTTTCGCAACGTTTCTGGTTTGATTTCTGTTTCTCTAAAATTACCAAGCGATTGAATCGCCCCGGGGTAGATAGCCGCAAGCTTGCCGTAAGTCTCGGGATCACCCTTAGAAGTAAACATAAGGTCTTCAAGACTCACGCCTCTTTCTTCGCCTTCGCCTTCACCGCCCATTCTTAAAGTAGGATCATCAGATACTGCGGGGACTAACCCCCTATCTTGAAACGCAATAATGCCGCCCTCGGCGTAGTCTTCTTCGGGTGTGTACATGCCCGCCAAACCACCAGATGCGGCTTGCATAGTTTGTTGCGGCATTCCCTGTGGAGGCATTCCCTGTGGAGGCATTCCCTGTGGAGGCATACCTTGAGGGGCTTGACCCATTGCGCCGGGCACCATAGCACCTAGACCTTGTTGCATAGGAGGAGCTAAATTTTGAGCAACAATAGAAGGGGCAGAAGTTGGCTGTTGTGCCTGACCTGCCATAGCCATTCTGTTAGATTCATTAACTAGCTTCAGTGCATTTAGCGCTGTATAGGGGTCTAACTTAGGGTCAGGGCTTTGACCCATTACCGCAGAACTTAATACATTAGGAGTTTTTCTATACCGGTCGGCGAAGACAGATGCCATATCAATCATGATTTTTCCTTACACCAAATGATTTAAGGCAAGTGCGCCAATACCACCGCCATTTGCATAGGCCATACCGCCTTCAGCCATACCTTGAGCCACACCGCCGTTAGCAAACATTTTACTGATACCAGCCGCGCCGAGACCCAACGACGCAATAGTCTGTGCTGTAGAAGGAGGAGCTTGGTAAATAGATGAGCCAGTCTGAGTCAAAGGCACACCACGAATAATGTCGGACATAAACGACAGGTTTTTGTACGGGTAGTTTTGCGCACCCATAAAGTCACCGTACTTGGTGTCAATATCTTTTTGCATTTGCGCTTGTTGCTGCAAGCCGTATTGGTTTTGCAGTGCGTTAACACCCATGTTCTGCTGATACTGATTTTGACCTAGCTGACCTAAAGTATTTGCACCAGTCAGCGCTGTCTGCAAACCCTGCAAACCAAGACCCGCACCAAACTGACCTTGTTGTGCGTTTAGTTGACCTGCAGCTAACCTCTGTCCTTGCTCTTGATTAAACTGACCCATACCCTGTGAATAAGCGTTCTGCAATCCAGTCGCGGCAATATCACCCTTTTGACGGGCTAAGTTACCAGCAGCTTGCGCACGCATTAAATAATCACCACTGCCACCAAACGCGCCTGAACGAGCAGCCTGTGCTTGTTGCGCTTGACCTGCAATTTGAGCTTGGCGCTGAGCATCTTGTTGTTGACGAGCAACAACTTCACCCATATAGGGGGACATGTATTGGCTAGCCATGCCAGTACCGGGTACAAATTTACCAGTAGCCTGATCGTAAGACCCTTGTGTACCGCCAACAAAAGACTGTGGGTTTAGTGGGTTGTATGTGTAGCTAGTGTTAAGTGCGCCCAAACCAGCAGAACCTGCCATAGCAGTCGCATCTCGCAACTGAGGTTGAGTCTGCATTAAAGCCGCGTTGTCATAAGACATTTGCTGAAGTGGGGAGAACTGCGCTACACGCTCACCCTGATACTGCATGTACGGGTTGTATTCAATGTCGGTTAACGCTTGGGCTTGGCCTAGCAAGTCTTGTGCGTAGGGCGCAATCTCGGGTGCAAAACCTTGTTGGTTTAGCGTGGTTTGATATAAAGTCGATTCAGCCATGTCTATTCCTTATGCGGGAAGATATTTTTCGGAGCGGCTATTCTTTGCCACTCTACCTTTGCCGACTGTGCCTCGGCGAGCTTTTTGTACACGATCCATCATTGCGTATAGCTTGCGTGCGCCAGCTTCAGTCGAGCCGTTACCCAACTCAGACACAATGCGTGCAGGCACTACAAATTCACCGTCGGCGAGTCGTGCAGGGCGCTTGTTACCAATTGTTGCAGGGATAGAATCAGACACGCCATCACCGGGGCCACGCAGTAAACGGCCACCGTCTGAGTAACCACCAAGGTCAAACTGCTGAGTCATGCCGCCGCGAGCCATAGCCATATTCATTAGCCCGCCAGCAGCGCTTTTTTGAATCTCTGAAGCAATCCATTTTTTACCTGCATAGTCCCATACCCATTCATTACCGGGCCCGGGATCAGATGTGGGTTTTTCATCTTGATTTGTTAAATTAGGAGTTCCTGTAGCTTTGTCACCTGCGGCTTTATCTGCCGCCGCCGCTTTATCCGCAGCCGCTTTTTCACCGGCAAGTACGTAAGAAGGTTTTACGTAATCGGGGTTAAGTTCGTATTTACCGTTTACAAACACATACTTTTTAGCTTTACGGTTTTCTGGGAACCGACCAACAGACTCAAAGTATGGCTTCATAATTTCGCCAGTCTTTGTGTAAGGAGTAGGGTCGTACGGCGTTTTGCCAGTCAAGTAATCGTAAGACTGCTTAGAACCACCGGTTAATTTGTCCTCGTACTTTTCTTTAAACTGTTCTCTAGTGTATGTAGGAGATAGATAACCCAAGCTACCGCCGCCTTTAGTGTACGCATCACGCAAGCTAGTCATACCCGTAAACCCACCTTCAGGAATGCCGGGGATGTTAGGACGGGTTGTAATCGTGCCGTTAGGGTTAACAGTGGTTATACCCGCGCCACTAACGCCGGGGGGCAGTGCTGGGCCATAAACACTTTCAAGACGTCCAGACGTGCCTGTACCACCAAGACCGTAGTCATTAACGCCGGAAATTATTGGTACTCCAGCTAAATTTGCAATACGTGGTGTTACGGGCGTAACAGGCGGTGTTACTACTTTTGTTTCGGCAGCTTTAACCGCATCGTAACGGGCTTTAACTTCGTTTCTAGACAAACCAAAAGCCTGCGCCATATCGTCAACGGTGTACTTGTTGTCATCCATGTACTTGACCCACTGCTTATCGTAGTTAAGTTTAGGGTCTGCAACTACTTTATCTTTTGCTATTTGGTCAGTTAACGCATACGCACCTTTACTTAGGTCGTAAGCTTTTTGGATCATTGGCTGTGTGTAACCGGCGTACTTAGGGTCGTTTGCAATCTCGGCTTTATACATCTCACTAGAATCAATACCTTCTTTAACCATCCGGTTGTAGATACCAAACACGCCCGAACCACCAGTTGTATCAGTAGACCCTCTGAATGGGTCAGCTAAACTAGCAATATAGCGGTTGACTGCGGCAGGGTCGGCATTAGTTGCTTTGATTGCTGCGTTAATGTCTGCGGTTGGGTTGTCTGTCAGGTACTTACCAATTTGTGCGTCGGTATATTGCGTGTACGCGGGGGCTGTTGCGGCTTGAACTACCGGAGCTGTGGCTGCTTGAACTACCGGAGCTGTGGCTGCTTGAACTACCGGAGCTGTGGCTTCTTGAACTACAGGTGAAGTAGCAACAGGGGCGGAAACATCTGGTGCAAATTGTTGCGCAAAGTAATCAACAGGGGCAGGAGCAACGGGGGTATCAACAGTAGGCGTGTAGTAGTTAAACGCGCCGTCTTCACCAACAGTGTAATTTGGGTTGTACAAATTAATACCCAAACCAGCCAAGCCGGAAGTATCAAAACCTTGATACGTAGAAGCTACATCTGCGGCAGTAATTTTGTTTTCTTGGGCAAGCTCATTAACTCTACCATAGTCACCTGCAGCGTAAGCTCTGTCAATTTCATCTTTGACCTCGCCACCAATCACAAAATGAGCAATACCGCCTTCAGCCATACGAACAACGGGCTCACTCTTCTGTGTGAAATCAAGCATACCGGGGCCGTAGCCGCCGTCGTCCATACCCATCAAGCCACCGCCCGCTGTTTTCTTTACTTGGGCTTCGTACGGAGTTCCAGCAGTGTATGTACCGCCGTATGGGTCAAAAGAATATGGGCGAATCATGCCGGGTTTTGTTGCAGTAGTTGGCAAATTAGATTTAACTGCTTGGTCTGCAAGAATAGGAGCAGCGGCTGCAGCCATGTATTTAAAATTGTCTTTAGTTAACAGACTTGAGGGGTTAGCTTTAGCTACATCAAAACCCCGGGACATCTTGTCAAATGGCGACGCTGCTTCTACAGCACCGGCAGCAGCTTGTTGGGCAGCACTAACCGCTTGAGTACTTGCTGCGTCTATTACCCCTGCTTGACCTAAGTTATAGGCCATATCCGCAGAAAGGCCAGCTCCCGCACCTTCTAAAACACCGGGAGGTACGTAGCTAGATAGATAACTTTGACCCGCAGCTTGACTGCCAATTGCTTCTGCACCCGCAGTACCCATACCCGCACCAAGACCAGCACCGCCGTAAGCACCGAGACCGGCAGAAATGCCTTTGCCTAAATCACCAGTACGTACTGTTTCTGCGCCACCCACCATCATTGCAGCAATATGGGGCGGCACACCCGCCATAGATAAACCCACACCAATAATAGTTGGTAACAACTTATCTAAGAAGCCAGCTTCAGGGAGACCAGTTTCTGGGTTAATGGTAAGGGAGCCGCCGTGGTTCTCGGCCAACGCTTGTAGCCCCTGCACTTCACGTGGGGACATGTGGATAAGCATCGAGTCAGGGCCGCGACCCTTGGATGCCATGTGGTCGGCTAGTACAGCAAGGCTCATAGTTGCCTCTCAAAATGGGGGTTGGTCGATAATATCATGTTGACGTCTTTATGCGAAGCATTTGGCTACCAGCTTGTACACCGTCTTGTGTATCTCTGTAAACATCGCCCAAGCGCAAGCTAGCAAAGTCAGCCTCAGTGGGTAGTGTCTCAATATTCAAATTCAACGTTGCCCCGCCCATGTCACCGGGGTTAGACAGTTGGTTAAAGTACAGACGTAAGATGTTATTCAGTTGATCGAAGTACCGCCTGTCGTACGCGTCGGGGGGCAGAGATAAGCTTGGCGGGGTTGCGTTTAGTTCAGCCATTAGCGTCTGCCGTCAGGTCTGATGTCAATTCTGGGAGCGCCCAGTTGCCACTGTGTATTGATCTGGTTTGAGCCAATCTTAAAGATCATCTGGCGACCGCGCATGCGAGTAAATATCTGGCCTGTAAACTCTTCGGTAATGACGTACGTACTACCCTTTATAACCGTGCCGTTAGCAGTGCTTGTGGTTCCAGAGCCAGAATTAGCCAGACCATACAGCGTCATGGTTACCTGTGGAGCAACAGCGGTGGGGCTGTTTGTAGAAGCACCAAAAGTTAAATCCGGCAGCACCCGCCACACAAACCCAAAGTTATGACCGTCACCAATATCAAATTCAGACGAAGATATGTAAGCGTCCAAAGCCGTTGCTGTGCCGGTTGCGTTGTCGTTCAAGCCGTTTTCGTGTTCTACAATGTTGCCTGTACTATTTGGTTGGTACGTTGCAGCTAAAGGAAAATCACGCAAACCTGAATCAAGCCATGCTGTTCGTGCCATCGTGCCGTAATACCAGATTTTTTCAACGTAGTTGTAGATAACGTACTTATCAATAGCCGACGTGTTGGCTGAGCAATAGAACCACCAGACCTCATTAAAGCCTTCGTTTGTTCCCGCAAACACTTGCAAGTTTTGGCCGCTATTAATATCGTTAAAAATAAACCGAAGCAAGGCACAAGGCAACGTGTTTACACGGCCATCGTATGCGTAGAACTTGTCTATACCCATCCAATACACAACACCAGAAGCTATAACTACAGCATTAGGGCTGTAAATAGAGATGTTTTCACCAAGCAACTGCGGTGCCCAGACATAAGGGGGGCCAAGATACTGAAGTGAATACACAGCCGAGTCGGTAAACACCAAAATTTCTTGGCGAGTTTGAATTGTTGTGATGATCTCTGAGCCGCTAGAAAGACGTACAAACCCCGCTTGGTTTGTGGGGTCAGGCGTCCAATTAAAAAGATCGTCTTGCCCGCACCAACGAATTAGCATAGGATCAAGTGTGGCCGAGCCGTAGTCATTGCAACCAAAAGTTAAAATAAAACGGGACGTGTCAGACACAGTCAAAGTGTTTAGTATTGTGGGCACATCTACAATTAGAGAGACATACACACCCGTACCAGTACTCGACGTATTAACCGCTGCACCTGCGCTGTCCAAAAGCTTGAACGTCAAGCCATTTACTTCAAACACATAGTACGTAGTTGCCGCACTAATGCCAGTAGGTAAAGATGTGGTGGCAGCAAACTGAAGGGCCGCGCCTTCGGTATATTGGATAGTGGAGGTCACTACAGTCGGCGAAGCACTGGTAAAAGATACATTACCGCCAAGGGTGTTAAGTAGTACGCCACGGGCTGTTAATGTAGGTGCTTCCCAATAGTAAAGACCTCCGTTACGCGGCGCAAAAACTAAATCTTCACCGTAGTTTTTTTGACTCCATAACCGTAGCGCAAGAGCAGTAGCTAAGCCATTACCCCAAGTACCCAGCCCCCATCCACCTGCACCCCATCCAACTAAAGGTTCTTGAATAGCGGGGCCAACATTGATCTGATATGCGGCGGTAACTGTGCCACCACCCGGCCCCGCTGTAGACGTTGCTTGCGAAGTGGCCGTAATGTTGTACGTGTTTGCTGTCAAAACAGTAACCTGAAACTCACCGTTTAATGTCAAACCGCCAACAGCAGAAGCACCAGAAAATGTTACAAAATCCCCTGTAACAGCGCCGTGCGCTGTGTCTGTAACTAAAACCGTTGTTGAATTATTGGTTGTATTAAAAGGGTTAGTAAGTGTGACTGTCTCACGAAGGGGCGTGATGTCGTAGTACGCACCGCCGTTTTCTAAATAGAACTTAAGGTTTGTGCCGACACCAATGATGTTTCTGCCATCAAGCAACACCCAGTTCCAAAGTGACCTACAGATGCCTAAAAATGCATTAACAGAAATACGTAACCAACCACCAATTACTTCGGGATTACCCTGACGAAAGCGTACCTTGTCGGCCTCGTACCAACCGCCTTCCGTGGTGTAGCGGGTATTTTCTTTATTAACACCCGGCTTAAACAGAATCTTTTGTAATGGCATTTTTAGTCCAGCAGTGCGCACTCAGCCTTGCGGCGTTTAAGTAGTCCCGGCAACACCTTGCCGCCGCCTTTAGTCCAGAGCATTAGTTGTTCTTTTGCTCCTTCCCAATCATTGGCGTTGATTTTCCTCTTTAACGTAGATGTTTGCAAGCGTCCTGTGCCCAAATTGTAGGCAAAGTCCACGATGGCGTTGCACTTGCGAACGTCAGTAATCAGGCCGGGGCAGTTACGCAAAACTCCGGGCAGGTACGTATGCTCAAGCTCAATCATCAAAAGCGCCCGCGCTGTAGGTTCATCCATTGGGGTATCTTCCAAAGTCACCTTGCGCTTGTCTGCGTAGTAGGTAGAACCGTAGCCAATCGTGGCTACGTTGGCAGGGCAAAGATACGGCTTGGAGCGAAAGCCCTCAAACCGTCTGCACATCTCTGCGGCTAGTTCTAAGTTCATAACCCGCGTTGCTTCAGAGTTCTATCAAGGAACCAATAGTTAATTGTTCCAGCCAAGAGTGCCGAGAAGTCAGGCGACATCATCATCTTAAAGACTTCCATAGGAGAAGCCCCTGCAATCCATGAGTTCCAACCAAACCACAGATGCACAAAAGACCAGACCAAAAGAATCCAGTACGTAACAACAGGACGAACAGATGCAGACAGACTAGCCGCCCAACCACCAGCGGCTTTGACCATTGTGGCTTGTTGTTCTATGGCAGACTGAAACGCATCCATTACGCCTACGTCAATAGCAGCTTCACGCTGCGCTCCAATCTCAGCCAGTTTCATCTGACCTCTGATTTGCTCTAGTTCACACTGACGGGAGAACATTGCCATCTCGTGCATGCGCTCGTTCTTCTTGTCAAAAAACTTGAGAACTTCTGGGGCCAAGCGGAAAATACCGCCTAGCGCTCCGCCCAATATGCCACCAAATACTTCAAACATAGTTAATCCTTACAAGATTTTGATTTGTCTTCATTCTGCATGAGTTTGATACCAGACAGGAACCCAATCATGCCGCCGATAAGAGTAGAAAAAGCGGGTGAAATCATCTTGAATATCTCGGCGTTGTCCACCTCTTTGGCCCAAAGGCCAAGCATAAAGCTGACGACCATAGCCAAAACAGAGATGCACAGGGTGGTGCTTACCATGAGCGTGACCCACAGCGTCAGCTTGTCCTTGGTGTCCATTGACACTTTCTTCACTGGTCTGGGTATCGGCTTTCTGGTCATTTCTTTTCCCGTTCAAGTGCGTCCTTGTAGCCATGAACAACTTTATTACGCAACCATGTGGAGTCTGCCGTGCCCGCCCACTCTGCTAGGTTGTTCCAGATCACCATGTATTCGGTTGACTTGCAGTAGGGCGCATTTCTGTCTAGCCACGCTACCATCTCTTGGTGTCGCTCGGTCGGGTTGTGAACGGTGTAAGCAATCCCATAGAACTCGCGCACGTGGCATCCGCTCTTGGCCGTGGCTCCCACTAGCCCCAACAACAGTAACAGAATGAGCCAACGCATTTACCACATCCAACTCCATGCAATCATGTACGTGCCAAAAATAACGAAGGCCGCTATACAGGCCGCCGCAATAAATGCTTCAGCCCAGTCTTTCATTATGCTAGCTCTGGTATTTTCTTCTTGACTTTGGCTGTTATGACTGCTGTCGATGTGTCTCGATCAATTGTCATGTAGCCTTGGCAAGTGATGTTGTAGTCTACCCCGTTAGCGTCTTTCTCGCTTTTGATGGGGACTGTGATGTCTAGGCTCTTGAACAGAAATTCTTTGCCATTTTCAAACACGCGCCAAACGTGATCCATCGTGCCGCGACCTGCTTGGCCTCTCGACTTGTTGAACCGAATTTGGTACGTGTTCATATAATTTCTGCGGCTGGCGGCATAGCGCAGGCTTGCGGTTGTTGAATCACGGTCAAGTTGAAATGCACAAACTTAATTGGAAGTTCTGCCGCGTGGCGTGTAAACGAATGAGACAACCATGAGTTAGCAAAGATCATCATGCCGGGTTTGGGCGTAAAGTTAATCATTTTGCTTGCGGGTGTGGCTGCGCTTATGTCTTGCTCTGGTAAATCAATCTGCACCTTGCCTGCACGGGGGTCGTGGAACACTACGTTGGAGCCGCCTTCTGGTGTCTTAAGAAAGTAAAAGCCTGTAATCTGTGAACCGTATCCATGAACGTGTGCGTCCATTGCAGAGTGCTTATAGTGCTCCTGTGTCCACATTTCTGTAAACGACACTGCTTTGTCCTGCATGGCGTAGCCCTGTTCGTTGAGAATGTTCCAAGCCGTAGCGCCAACAAACTCAGTAAACCCGGCCATGCGGAGATCACCAAAGTAACTTTGCGTCATGTACACGGGATAAATCTCGTCAAGGTTACGCTCTTTGCGTTGAACTTCTAAAGCTTCTTCAGAAACAGTATTAACCGCATCCAAGAAGTCAGGGCGCTCAATGATGTATATTGGGCAAGGGAAATGGTATGCAACTTGAAGCTGTGTTTGCAGAACAACTTGAGCCACTGACTCAGCGGCTTTACAGACTTCTTGTTTTTTTGTTACTTTGCTCATTCCGTAATCTCAACCCACTGCCAAGCAAAAAAATCAAACTTATACCGCTTACTAGGATCAGGATACGCTGAAGCTTCTCTCCAGTTATTCTCTGCTCCACACCAAAAAACATAAAGACCCGCATCTACTTTAGCTTGGTCAAGTATTGGACGTGGTATCGGGGGAACCATTTTGCAAATGGCTTCATCAAACGTCCAAGCTAACCAATTAGAAGCATACTCACGCTCACTAAAAGCCGTAATAACCGCCTGTTGCTTTGCGGTTTTTTCTTCGGTAGTCATGTTACGTACAAGCCATACGTCAGACCAAACGCCATTCACTTTTTCATAAACAGGCCTATCTTCGGCTAACAGTTCATACACGCCCAAAGCAGGCTCCGGGACACGCTCAAAAGGCTCCCAGTGTGCGGGGATAACGCCAAACGCTTGTAAAATATTATCTTCAAAAGCCGGGTGGTTTTTGATAGAGCCATTTTCAGTTTCAATGTACAAGTTCATTTATAAATCTCCTGTACAGGTTGATGGAAATGCGCGAGAACATCCGGGCCAGATAATGCGGACAGCACCCGTACCGGGAGTACCGTTATTTCCACCGCCCGTGGCAGAGAATGCTCCACCGCCGTAGGCACCGCCACTGCCGCCGTTATACCATACGCCACAACAGCCCATGCAACGATATACCGGCGGAGTACCATTTGCCCCACCTGATCCACCGCGACCATAAGTATTACTTTCGCAAGCACCTCCGCCAGCGCCATTTGCTCCTTGACCGAGAAGTCCTACCCCTCCCCCGCCTCCACCTTGGCCATAGCTTCCGTTCACATACGCAGAACCCCCACCTCCACCCCCGCTTCCGGCGCCCCCAGCACCCCTGCCATTATTTCCGCCATTCCCCGAGTAACCACCAGCGCCCCCACCGGAGCCACCACCACCATTTCCGCCGCCATCACCACTGTACGTCCCCCCATAGCTGTAACTTCCTGTGTTACCTGTTGCGCCGCCAAAACACGAAGGGTTACCAACGGCCACGTTATAACTATTGCCCGGAGTCACCGACACATTATTTTTATACCCCAAGCCTCCGCCCCCGCCGTAAGGTGAATAGCCTTTTCCAACAGCTACTATAGAAACTTTAGTAACCCCAGCAGGTGCAACCCATGTGTAACTACCACTATTACCTGTATATACTTGTTGTCCAACCACAATTACTGGGGTAGCTGAATTACTCGCTGCACTAGAAGCGCCTGTACCAGCACTATTTGTTGCTGTTACAGTAAACGTATATGCGGTATTAGTAGTCAATCCTGTAACAGTGATTGTTCCAGAACCCGCTTGACTTAATGTGCCTGTAATACCACTTGGCGAAGATGTCGCCGTATAGGACGTAATCGTTGCGCCACCATTACTTGCAGGAGCCGTGTATGTGACAGTTACTGTGGTTGCCCCAGCAGCTGTAGCCGTACCGATCGTTGGTGCTCCCGGAACGATTGCCGCTACAGAAGCTGTAGAGTTGGAATTAGCCGTAACGCCAGATGGTGCAATGGTATTGGTAGCTTTTACAACACAGCGGATTGTATTGCCAACGTCTGCTGCAACAAGGGTGTATGTGCTTGATGTTGCACCACTGATGTTTGTTGTGACCCGTTGCCATTGGTAGGTAAATGTAGGTGCTGGCGCACCTGTCCATGTACCGTTAGTTGTTGTAAGCGTAGAGCCAAACGAGGCTGTACCTGAGACTACCGGGGCCACAGCGTTGACTGGCGCAGAGCCATAGCTGTTCCCAACAGCAGCAAGTAGTATTCCACTCATGTTACGTTTCCTGTCACAACACAAACAGTACCAGAAATAAACAACACATTGCAAAGGCCTCGTGTTGCTAAAGAAATAGTTGCTACATCCGAATCAGTGCCGCCAATGTACGCGGTGGTAATTGACATAGTCAATGTGATTGCGCCTGATGTGTTGTTAAAAATAACAACCGCGTCACCAGCAGCAAAAGTAGCGTTAGGAACAACAATAGATCCGCTTGCGCCTATTTCAATAAATTCACCAACATCACCCGTGGCTAGGGTATAGCTTGTTGTCTTAGCGGAACCAGACTGCGGTATGTTTCTATAACCAACAGGGTTAGTGCCGTCAACGGTGCAAGATGACAATACGCCTTGTGATGGTGTTCCCAATTGAGGGGTTGTCAGCGTTGGGCTTGTCAGCGTCTTGTTGGTCAGGGTTTCTGTACCTGTTGGACTTACATAATCAGTCCCCGCCACCGCAGCAGATATTGCCGTTGCGTTGCCTTTTAAAACACCTGTAATGGATGTCGATAAAGTCAAAGCGGGAGTCGCACCGCCTGAACTTGAACCAGCAAAGCCATTGGTTGATGCCACGCTAACTGCGGTGACTGTGCCCGAGGTTGCTGGAGCCGTGCTTGACCATGTTGTACCGTTAGAAGTCAGCACGTTACCTGATGTGCTGGGTGCAACAAACAAAGGTGTTGATGTGCCATTACCCAGTATGACGTTGTTGGCCGTGAGAGTTGAAAGACCTGTACCGCCTTGAGCCACAGTAACGTCTGTGTTTTCGTCTAACATCCTGACCCACGAACCACCGTGAGCAAAATACATTGCCCCGTCTGCGTGGCTGTGGGCTATTGCGCCGTGATAGGTTGAAGCAGAAGGAAACGCTGCTTGGTTGGCAAAGTAGAACGGGATAATACTGCCCGCGTTTTCTGCTCCCAAGATAGCACTACTAAATGAATTTAAAACATCCACAACGTTAGTGCCATCGTTGTAGACCAGTGTGGCCTTGCCCGCCGCAACCGCCACGCCTGTGCCAGAGGTGTTCTTAATTGTTTTTACACCTGTACCATTGTTTCTAACGAGGTAAAACTTCTCAATCTGGCAACCAGAACCCAGTATTAAATTACGTACAGAACCAATGCCCGTAGAGCTTTCTGTGATGTTTAAACGCAGGTTTCTGGCCGCTTGGGTGGTTGCAGAGTCTGTTAGTGTAATTGTTACATCTGCGTCTGATGCAAAATTTACCGTGGCAGAGCCTGTAATAGCTTCTCCTAAAACAGCATCACCCAAATTGACATTGGTAGCCGTTCCCCATGTGCCTGAGTTTGCCCCAGTTTCAAGCAACTCTATTTTAAGTGCTGAGTACGTTGATGCCATTTTTAACTCCTAGTTCGTTGCGACTGCAACCCAGTTGGCAGTCTGTGTATTATCAATTATTTCCCAGAATGGTCGTGCAGTCAACCCATCTGTACCTGTTGCTAACTCGTTAATAGAAGCAATAAAAACCGCCGCTGCCGCCAACGTATCTGCACTTACTGCATTTTCAGTAATTGTGCTTTTAAATGCTACTTGTGCCGTAATTACATCTGACCCCGTAGCGGTTTCTGTAATTGCCGCATTAACTACAACTACCGCCGTTACTGCATCTGTTCCCGTCGCCGTTTCTTGCACATCACTAAAATATACAAGACTTCCAGCTATGTTATCTGTTCCGGTTGCAGTCTCTGCAACTGTAGCTGCATACACCGGCACACTCGATACCGCATCCGTTCCTGTTGCCGTTTCAGTAATTAAAACAGGGTACGTTAATGCTGCCGTTATTGCATCGCTACCCGTACTTGTCTCATCACACGAATTATCATTTGAGTCTGTTGCAGTTACAGTTTCTGTTCCCGTTGCCGTTTCTGACACAGAAACGCTAATTGTTAACGTTGAAGTCACCGCATCCGTGGCAACCGCTAACTCACCAAGCCCGCCCCACGAGTTATAACCCCATGCGCTCTCGCCCCATCCCGTGCCAGCTACTGACGCATCATAAATTTCTCCGCCTGCTTCTATAATTGAGGCTGTAGCTGTTTCGGTAATACTTGAATTTACCGCTATGACCGAAGAAATTGCGTCTGTTCCGGTGCTGGCCTCTGTTACTGTAGTTGCATATAGCGGCCCGCCTTCTGTAGCGTCTGTTCCTGTTGACGTTTCCGTTATGTCTGAGGTAAATACCTTGCCTGCTGCAATTTCATCTGTGCCCGTACCCGTTTCACTAACGGAAGCCCCAACATTAACTGCCGATGTAACCGCGTCTGTGCCGGTAGAGGTTTCGTCGACGGTGCTGGTGTAGGCGACAAAGCCGCCCCAACCACTGTCCCCCCATGCACCGTCACCCCACCCGGCCATATTAAGCCGCCAAGCTGAATGTGTAAGTTACAGACAAAGTATCGCTGTTCACCACAGAACGGTCACCCGGTGAGCCAAAGTCAGCCGCTGAGAACAATGTTCCTGCTGTACCACTCTTAGCACTACCGCTGGTCAAGAAAGCCCCGCCCACAGTCGTTGTGCCATTGATGTTAAATACAGCAGGAGAAGCCGTGTTAGTCACTACAGATGGGTTAGCAGTAGTTGCAGCTACAAACGTAGTCGATACACGGGTTGCATTGCTATAAGCCACAACCTCAGTCCAGCCAGCGTGAGAAGACATCGTATCACCCGCCGCAGGCGTGTTAGATGAACCCGCACCGTACAGGCCAAGATACCAAGTAGTGATCGGTGTTGTTGAAGTCAAAGCACTGCCAGCCATGTAAGCCAGACCCGCGTTGACGACAAGATTCTTAGACTGCGCTTCCCACTTCAAGTTGCCGTCTTTGTCATGGCATTTGATTTCAAATAAACCGGTCGCTTTTGCGTCCTCACCGGTTTTGGTATTACAGGTCAGGCCACTAGAGACTACGTCGGTGGCTTTGGTTTTTTCAATAGTCATGATGACTCCTTAGTTAGAAGAACGAATAAGAGCCGCCGTAGCGGTATTTGCTGGCATGGTGATTGTAAACGTGGTTGTAGATGTTTTGTCAGACCCGAAGTCCAAAACAGCTATGGATGGATTACCGGCAACGGTATCGTTGTAAATCAAAGCACATCTAGCCGTGATTGCCCCAGTCCATGAGATGTTTGGGAAGCTCACAAAAGCTGTGTATCCAGAAGACGATACCGTGATAGGCGTTAGTATTGCTCCGCCATTAACGTAAGTGCCTGTATTGGCTACTTCGTTTGTAGCTGAATACGTTGTTGTGTCTTCGTTTAAATTTGCGCTGGCTGTGTACAGGGCAATCCTAATAACGTCGGTTGTCAAGTCATGAATACCTTGGTACAACTGCGCCTTAAACGAAGTGGTCTGAGTTTGAACAATAGACATCAGGTCACCGCCTGTCTATATTGACCAGAACGGTAAGCATCCTGACGCTCCATACCATCGCCCAGACGTTTAGCCAATGCAAGTGCTTCTTGATATTTGCCGTTGTACAGCGCCATCATGTCTGGCTCACCCTTCATGTAGGTGTAAGCCTCAACCAGCGATGCGTACAAGAGCACGGGATCAAAGTTATCACCTAGCCAAGACGTACCGCCTGAGTTAGTTACAGAAGCAACAGGAACGGAAAAACCAGAACCTGTCCCACCAATATTGGTTGCAGCAGCAGACAGCGTATTTGCAACACTATACTGCGCACCGCCGTCTGTAATAGTTACGGCTGTTACTGCGCCGCCAGCAACAGTTATTGTGGCTAATGCGCCACTTCCAGAACCACCCGTCAAAGGCACATCAAAGTATGTACCGGTTGTGTATGCGCTACCGCCCGTAATAGCTCCTAATGTAGCCACAGGGCTTTGAACAATTGAAGGTGGATAGAAGAAATAGTGCAGTTCTGCCCCGTATGCGGCGTCGGGTGTGGGGCCAAGAATAAAAGTCAACTCTGCCGGATTATCTGAACGTGGGCCAAACAAAGCATAGTACCTGGGAATCCCCGTATCTGTAGGCTGGGGGTATGCTTGCCGGATAAAGTTAACGTCTTTGTTTAATAGGTACTCGTACTCACCGCTGGCGTTAATAATAGCCAATGAATACACTGCTAAGAAATCCGTAGGACATTGCAAATACTTATTATTTGTTGTGGTTACGCCTGTCACATTTTGGCGAAGCGACGGAAACTGTATAGAGTTAAATATACGCTGCTCAGCTTGCGTAACGAACACGGGGATATTAGCCACGAAATCTGTTTCCGTGTTCTCCGTGTACGCTTG